GATAAACCTCTACAAAGCTAAAACGATGGGCATGGTCATCGGCATCTTCGGTTAATGTACCTCGCTTGATCAGATGAACGTGATCGGAGTCTTCGTCAATCGTCTTACCTCCCATAAAATTCCCTTCATCATCGAAGAAAACTTTGAAGATATGAATATGACCTTCCTCTTTGTCAGTCTCACCAATTACAAACTCTGGAATTTCAATTACCAGTTCAGTATCAGCACCTTGTCCTATACCATCCAATGAGAAACCATTGATTTCTCCACTCTTGATAAGCTCCCAAATTTCAGAATCATAAACCTTGATCCCTGTAACCCACGCATCTTCAATAAAATCGGGGTCACCTTTACGAGCTACAAAACTCTCAACCACAGCAGCTTGAATATCATCCTTGCTGTGCTCAACATCAACTTTTGTCACCCTTCCTTCAGCTAAAAAACCATGAGCCATTTCACGGACAGTTTCAATGCTCATAAAGTCATTGTCAGAATCAGGGACATTGGGAACATAGACTTCCGCATAGACAATCTGAAGTTCCTCATCAACCTTTTTGATCTGTACTGTCATTTTTTCATGTGGCTTTCGCGCATTAATAGGCAAAGGGGGCTTTCAATATTCCTAAGATTAAAACTACCTAACGACATTCACAAGTTTTTTTTGATACTAAGGTCAAACCTAAAATATGAATTCATCTGCCTCAAGATCGACTTCAGGGAATAGCTCTGCAATCAGTTCTTCCGCAGTTCCTAAAGACTCATTCTCTGCATGGACTTCAGATCGTGGGAGAGGATCGTTCTCCATCAAATCAGAATCGATGAAATCACCGTTGGCATCTACAAGGAATGCATCACCATCTATGTTTCTGACTTTAGCCATTAGAAGCTAGTACCTACAACCTTGGGTGGGGTTCCCTTGGGAACAAAGTTATCCCACATACCCCACCGACTGAACAAGGGTCTGAGGGCATCAAAGACCGCTTCATTCTCTGTGTTGGACAGGATGATATCAAGGGGAACATACCTCTGAGTCTCACCCAATGCCCGTGACACCGCTCTTGTTGCAGCCTCGTGCCGTGGAAGGTACATGTAATATCCTTCGATGTTGTAGCCATTGGGGTTCTTCAGGCTACTTGCAGAAAATTGACCCACTCTCTGCTTTGCAGACTTGGCACTTTTCAAAGTCATATCATGGACAATGTTCATGTTCAATCGTTTTGCTACCTTCGTGATTTCTTCAAATAGGTGGGAGGATTCTGCATGAACCTCAAAAGCATTCCACCCCTTGTATTCTGGGAGCAGCCCTTTGATTGCATCACTATCCAGAACCAACATCTTCCTTCCATCAACAGGCCCATCCTTTTTCGTCAACCAAGATTTACCGGAACCACCCCGACCCCCTAGAACCGTATAGGTTGGGGTTTCGTTGGCGGGAACAACAGCCCGGTGCTTTCCGTTCTTCAGGATATTGCTTCTGGTCAGTGCTCCGGTTTCTTCCTTGAATCCAAGGATGACTTTCTTGATGATATCCTTGTGAAGAAGTTTCCGTTCCGCACTCCACACCCCTTCCGCACTCCTGAACCTGTCAGTTGTGGGCTTGATTCCTTTCAACAAATCCTCAAAGCCCCTGATTGCAGCTTGCTCTTCAACAGCCAGAGCATCAATCACACCCGCTTCAGTCACAGCAGTATCACCCGCAAGATAATAATCAGATGCAGATGTAAACGGTTGTTCAGGGGCATTCGGGTTCAGCCTTCTCAGGTTCCCCGGTTGCTGAGCAACTTGCTTCTTCGCTACCTTGAGCAACCCCCTACAGTGAGGATGATAGGGAGGGGTATCAAATCCCTTTGCCCTGAGTTGTTCTGAACTCATGGAATCCAATTCCTTCAGGGCTTCTTTGTTTTGCTTGGGGAAGGGAGCCAACAGTTTTAAATCACTTGGGTCAGTGATTCGAATTTGGGTATCCAGTTTTGCCAGAGCAGAAGGGACTTCAAATCTCTTCCCGTGCATTCTCCTGCACACAGGACAAATCCTAGAATCCAATTGCTCATTCACTGTGTATGTGGTTATTCCACGGGCAGAAGCTTCCGACAGAAATCCAAATTGGGACATCCGTGACATTTGCAAAGATGAAGCAACATTGATCATCCCCCCACCGATATTCCCTGCCCCACGATTCAGAGCAGTAGAGAGATTGATTCGATTGACCTTCTCAACAGCAACAGTCCCATCAGCAGTTTTATGAAGCTCAGCTTCAGCATCAAAGTTTTCTTCCCATGTAATCCGTTCTTCAAGCTTGGTAGCCAGTTGCAGAAACCTTTTCCTGACTGTGATAATTGCCTGATCCAATTGGATTTTCAATTGGTTGGTAGCAATAGGAACCAAGTCAAGAGCATCTTCATCAGAGACAACTTCCAGATCAACCGTATTCCCATTAATCAATGATCCACCAAAAACCAAGCCAGTCTTCAGCAGGGTGTTGATGGATTTGGTTTGCCCTTGATACAGGGAGGAAGTATTGATTGTGTCCACGATCTGCAAAACCTTCTCAAGATCGTGGGCTTCAATAGCCTTGGCAATCTGAGGGACAACCCGATTTTGGATTTTCCTCCATCGGGGTTCGAAGAGCCTCTGAAGTGAAAGCTCAAGATCAAGGTAGGCTTCAACCTTAACAGCCATAATCCGAAACTCAGTCTATCTCAGAAACAGAATGACACAGTTCATTCATGCCCTCAGAATCATTGTCCATCGAAGCATAAACTTTATTCGTGACAAGCATGGTCACCATGTTGGACTCAAACGGGTTCAAGCGTTTCATGGTCTGAGTCAGTTCCTCAACCGCTTCCGGTTCCAGTTCCGTAGTCAGATTCAAAACTTGCCTGTCTGCAATATGTCCCAGATATGACAAGTCAGCTTTGGTGACTCGATACTGACCTTTGGTTTCCTCAGTTGTTGTAGTTCCATCAACCCCCGCTGCTGCATTGGTTCCCGCTTCAGCCCCGAAAGCTTCAGGGTTGGGATTCCGTACCTGATCCGCAGAACTGGAACCACTGAACCGCTCAGCAATCTCATCTTCACCCTCTTCCAACTGCTTCAGATTGATGCTACCGATTTTGTTCAGGTTCTCAATCAAGGTCTTCTTCGGAATTGCTGCCCCGTTCATGGCAAGCTCAAGGGACTTCAGATTGGTTTCAGCATCAGCCACACGGAGAGGCTTGGATTTAATTTTATATTCACCCTTGGTCATTTCCTTCATGATCGTGAGATTAAAAACCTCATCAAACTCAGTTCGTTCAGGAGCAAACACTTGAGCTTCAGCCAGAGTATAGGAGGCGAACACAGATGCATAAGAGTAATCATCAGCCTTACCCACGAACAGGGGAGGCAAACGGAAGGAGCAGCGAACCCGCTTCTCACACCGCTCATCATAATTCTCAAACATGGAATCATCTTGTCTGTCTGACCCGAAGGATTCCACATCAACTTTGACACCACCCCCCTTGTCAATTGTGCCTGATGTGCTTTGGATATCGGCAACGATTCCCTTCAGCTTGTTTCGGGCTTTACCTGCAAGCAAACCTTCCAGTTGTTTCCGTGCTGTCTCAGCCATTGCCCCACCGGAAATGAAAACCATCAACGGGGGAATACCACCCGCTTCAAAGAACTCAAGGTTCAATTCTTCTGCTGATCTGGAACCGATAACCGAAGGCAGTTGATTCAGCCAACGGGGAACACCATAGGGAGAATTCGTGGCATTGTGAATTGTGGTGTAAATGACTTCAGTTGCTCTCTCTTGTGAAGGCAACCGTTCTCCTTTGGGTGACCAGACCCCACGAGACTTGGACAGATCACGAGAAGCACCATACTCCTTCAAATAAACTTTCTTCTCATTGACGATCTGAACAAATCGACGTTCACGAGTGAGGGCAGTGATTTTCATTTCGACTCCCCCACGAATCAGACTCTTGGTTGTGGGAACAGCCTCATCCAGTTTCATCAATCGGATGGTCTTCGATACCAGAGGTCTGAGAAATACAACTTCCTCTTTGGGATTTCGGATGACTTCAACACAGCCATATCCCGCGATTTCACATTGTCTCCGCAGAAATCTCCGAAGGGTAGTGAAGGACATCTGAGGCATGACTTCAGCAAAAAACTGGTTGATGGTAGTGACCGCAGCTTTATCAGATTCAGCAATTTCCTCCCCATCGAATCGAACAATGTCATATCCCGTTCCATCAATGTTGACTTCCATTGCAGAGATACATTGATTCAATGCATTGTTCTGCTCGACTAAAGCATAGTAAGTTTCGGGGGAAATCTCAGGTTGAATCACTGAGTTGTCATAGTGCTGAATAAACGAATCCTCAACCTCAAGAGCATTCGAAGTAATTTGGGCTTCCGCTTTTATGATAGCGGTTGCATTGAGGTCTAGCTTGGATTGGGCAGCAACAGGTTTCGGTTTCGGCTTGGCTCGTGTCCGTGTTGCTGCTGTCTTTAATTTGGTCTCAGCCATATCCCACCCAGAATAAAAAAACGGTCAGGGAGCAGTGTATAACTTCCTAACCGATTATTCCAGATGGGTGATGATCTATTTTACAGCAGCTTTCCACTGTGATTTCAATCCCCAATTGTCTGCACAGACAGGCCCGAATCCCGCAGTCACCGAATTGGGATGGGTCAAAGTCTTGTTACAGAAGCAACATGAACCGTGCTTGTCACCGTGCGCTGAAGCAAATCCCGCAGGGTCTTCAGAAAGTCCCTTTAAGATTTCACCGATTTCATCAGTTGCCTTAAACGACTTTTCCCAAGTACCGTCAGCATTGACCCGACCATACCAGATGTTTTGTCCGTAGGGCTTTCCGTCAGTGACGTTAATAGTACCCGGCTTCTTAGCCTTGGCTCCCGCCATAGACAATTGAACGACAGGCCCGATACTACCGATTGTGATCTTCGGGTATTTCAGATTCGCAGATTTGAACAGTTCGATCACTCCCGCAAAATCTCCAACCGATTCCGTGTCCAGTTTCGGAGCAGGGGCAGTAGCCTGTTGAACCAGACTAGCCACAAAGTTCCACTGAGGTTGAGTCAGTGAACCGTCATGTTGACCTTTCTTGATGTACTGGCTCACGAGACTGTAAGCAGCGTCACCCGCTTTTTTGAAATCGTGAGTGTGAAGAAGTGATTCCAGTTGAACCACTAAAGATTGTTTCTGTGTCATTTCCATCATTCTTTCCTATGTCGATGTTTGATACTAAGATCAAAAATGGGGGGTTGCCCCCCCGTGGATTAAAACCAATCTTGAACTTGACGATGCTCAGTTGCACCGTTGTCAATGATTTTGTAAGTGTCGTATTTATCAAGACCGTACTCTTTGCCTTCTTCAATTTCGCGTTCCATTTGGGCAATCGCGTCAGCTTCTTCATTGAAAGACCAAACGAGTTTCCAGTTTTGATCTGGGTCAATTCCTCGCTCGATCAGGGCAGCACGTACTTCAGGCCCACGGTCAGAGAGGATGACTACTCGGTATCTAAGGATTGTTTCTGTATGCATTTTCTTTCTCGTG